ATTTGTTCGTGTTGCTTCTATCAACGCTGAAATTTTATGTACAAATACAGTGCTTCCTACCGTGTAGAAACCTTGTCGCTCTTGATTAGAGATAATTTGATTTACTGTCATTTAATATAGTTTATATTATTTTGCTTGTAGAAGGACTCTACTTACGGTAGGCGTTCTGTAGTATATTCTACAGTAAAGACATCTACATGTCAAGCGTCTATTTTGGCGTTCTACACTAACAGTGCAGTAAAGACATCTATATGTCAAGCGTCTGTTTCTTTTGGAAACCCGACGTCGGAAGAACCCGGCGTTGCTTACTACTTTATTTATGTTTAACGACCTCGACCGGCACTTCTTGTAGGCGGTTTTTTGCCCATAGCAGGAGTGGCAGGCCGTTTGGCTTTTTTATCTACCGCAGGCGCATCATCTGCTTCTGGGTGATGGATACCTTGTTTTTTTTCTAATGCTCGTTTAATTGTGTCTGATAATTTTGACATATGGTTCCTTTTTGGTGCCCCCGGGGTGAATCGAACACCCTTTTCTTTCGAGCCTGATTACAAATCAGGTGCAATCCCACTATGCGACAGGGGCCAGATTCTTATTCTGCTACCACTTCGCGAATGTCGCCATGTCCGTCTACGAATACTTCAGGTGCCCGGTAGCCAGGACGACTTTTTAATACTGAAATACGGCGTTGAATCTTTGCTTGATTTTTTTTGCGAGCACCGCTCAATAACTTTTCCAACTGAGCAATGTTTAATGGACCCAGGCGTTCTTTACCGTTTTTGGTACGCATTGGATCTGATTTACGACTTTTTTGTGCCATGTAATTCTCCTTGTTGAATACTTATTTGCAAAATTGCATAACAAAAAATATCAACCCCATTTCATTACAAACAGCATGCGATCCTGGTCCCAACGAAATCCAACGCCTACCTGATAATTATTACCACTATCGCTCCAGGCCCATGCAACCAACCTGTTACCTATGCTGTTTGTAAGCCAGTTTTCAATTTCGTATATGCCGTAGTCCCAGTCAATTTGAGGTGAATCTGTTACAGGCCATGGAACTGACACGGTGTAGCGAAAAGAATGATGATCTATCAAGGCCCGCATGCAGATATTTATTGCATGCAAAATAATTTGGATTACCTAAAAAACTTTCTTACTATCCAACGAATCCAAACATATCGAACTGTTCGACGATCAGGAATCCAATCTAAGAAACTGAATGCATTGGGTATGTCTCGAGGAGCATTGCCGTAGGCTCGATCAATGGTATCTTTTTGCGACATACCCTACCCTTTTATTTGTTTAGAATTTGATTATTTTTGAATGCCTTGTTGATGGCCTTGGTACGTTGATTGGCCTGCATAATGCTACGACTAGCTACTGCACGTTTTTCGCTCTTGCTCCATTGCCCGGCTAGAGTCCTGCTGAGTTCGCTTGCTGTTTGTTGTGGTTTTGCCATGAAGTTCTCCTTAGTTTACTTTGGCTAGATAGTCTTCGAGTCCGACTAGGCCGGCCTGCACGTCCATTAAGGCATCTACACAGGTCACATAACGAGTAGGTGTGTCTCGGTGTTTGCGTTTGAGTTCGCGTAGACGTTGCGCCGCAATCAAGACCAGGTCGTAACGTCCGCCCCCGGCTTCACGCACACATCGTTCGGTATCAATAACGGGTCCACGACTGTCAATTCTTGATTTCATGATTTCTCCTGTAAAATGTTATTATACAGCAAAAACTCCTGTAGGTCAAGTCATATAGAAATATTTTTAGCTAATTTAATTTTTTTATATCCAGCACGCAATGGTAACGGTTCAGTAGTCAGTTTGCTGGGACAAAATTTACATTGTGCTATTGGATCGGCATTTTTTTGATTGTTTAAGAATTTTTCTAACCGATCGTATTCCCAGGTGTGTTGTGCCGGTTCATATGAGTTGATCAATGTTCGATCTGACTCAGTGATGTTAATCTCAAACTGTTTTATAAATTCGGGCAATATACCAGCTGGGCCACACTTGTAAAGTCGTCCTTTGATAAAATGCGGGCAGGTTTTAAAATAACAGTTTTCCATAGCCAAGACCGGATCACTATGGTGCAAGGTCAGTTGTCCAGTTTCAAGATTGTGTTGCACTGGAGATGGATAAAAATACAAGATGGGAAAAAATTCTACAGTAACAGTGCCGTCGGTATAGCTGGAATCAAACAGTTGTAATGGATGTATGATGTATTTTTCCAAGCAATCTTTTTGTATAGACTCTGGCAACTGATAAAAATCAGCTGGATCTGGACAGTCAGGCCACTTGGGTTCCCACTGGCGTGCCGATGCGTAACGAGTTTGCCAAAGTGACTGATTGTAGTTGATTGTTTGTGTAGGAGCTGTTGGAAAAAATTCAATAATGTTATCAATGTCGTTTATTATTTCAGGTGCATTGTGTCCGCTTATTTCAACTCGCACTCGGTCATTGAACTGTGTTAAAAAATCATAAAAGCCAGGAATCTTGTTTAGGTATGTGCCATTGGTCACCAGTGATATTTTTTTTAAGTTGGGCCATAATTGATTGACCCCATTGATCCAGTTTGGTAAATCTGGATTGGACATGGGTTCCCCACCCAAGATAGCCACCTGTCCAAGGTCAATAACCTTGGACCAAGCCTTATAGTCAGCTAGATAATCGTTCCATTTCCAATGTCCAGAAAATGCAAAATTGTTAAATCGATTACAGTTGGTGCAATTTAAATTGCAAACATTGGTAATGTAGAATTCGACTCGATTAAGAAAGTGCATGAATTACTTAGCAGATCAATTTTCATAAATTAAAATTGATTTATTTTAGCAATTCGATGACCCAAATCACATCGGCTAGTCTAACATGCAATCGGTGCGCTATCTCTACCGCATCCAAATTCCTGCTCATTAACTCTTTAACCTGTAACATTAGAGATGTCATACTAATATAACGCCTGAATCCTCGATTACGTTGACAAGTTTTGGCGCTCTCAGCCGGATTCGAACCGGCGTACCCGCCGTGAAAGGGCGGTGTCCTGGGCCTCTAGACGATGGGAGCCTGTATGGCGGAGAGTATAGGAATCGAACCTATCCACCGGTTACCCAGTGACAGTTTAGCAAACTGTTGCCTTAACCGCTCGGCCAACTCTCCGTAATCTTGGAGCAACGGGCTGGATTTGAACCAGCGGTGTTAGGGATTTGCAATCCCTTGCATTGGGCCACTCTGCCACCGTTGCGTTGATACTGGTTGCGGGTCCTGGAATCGCACCAGGGACTGGAGCTTATGAGACTCCCGAGATACTCCTTCTCTAACCCGCGATAAACATTGTGAAGACCACGGTCCTGTGTTTAAGAGATACTCACCTGTGCTGGTTAACCCAGTCATTGCTTTGATCTCTCCTTATCGCATCGTTTACACGGCATCAGCCGGCCGTTGTTTCCCAGATCCTGGGCTGACTTGACAAGGATGGTTATCTTCCTCGACAGTTAGGATTGCTTATTCTTTCGCACACAATCTTCACAATGTCTACTACTGAACTGCTATTATAACATTGAATACAAATCACTGTCAACTTAAAACTTGGCTACGGTGGAGAGAATCGAACTCCCATCATTGGTTTTGGAGACCAAGGTAATGCCATTATACAACACCGTAATATCTGGAGCGGGATAAGAGAATCGAACTCTTGACCGAAGATTGGAAATCTGCTGTTTTACCATTAAACTAATCCCGCTTTATTACATTGTAGGACCGTTGCCGTTCCTGAATCCTACCTCACCACCTTCTGCTTCAATCCGCTTGATTACATCTTCAAACAGGATTGGAGCAAAATCAGTCTGCTCAACGCAGACACAGTGGTATCTGACATCAACTTGATCAGCTTGCCCGCTTGTGGCCGGCAATCTCACACGATCGGCGTGGGTATGCCCGTGTATGTTGACACCAAATCTACCCAGGCTTTCGCTGTGGATAGGTATGTGACTCAAGATCATTCCCGCCATGACATGGTAAGCACGTAGTTCACGAAAATACTTTCTATAGTCTTCATCCTTAAAGATGTCATGGTTACCGCGGATCAACACCTTGTCACCGTTCAAACGGTCCATAATACTCAAACTCCGACGGCTCATGACCACATCACCTAAATGATATACCTTGTCCTTAGGACGCACACGGTCGTTCCATCGCTCGACCATGGCCTCGTCCATTTCCTCGGCTGAATCCCATGGGCGCAGTTTGGTCACACCATCTCTACGAGTAAATCGGCACACGCCTGCGTGGCCAAAGTGCGTGTCACTTACTAAAAATACACTAGGCATAGTCACCTCCTTTGTTAATCTTCAATCTGATGATAGGTAGTATCAATATTGCGTGCTGCCAACATTTCGGTTGCACGACGAATTTTATTTTGAAACAAGCGAGTTTTCATTTCTTCAGTCAATGTGAGATTACTGACTTCCCAAGCCTGTTTCACAATGCGATCATTTAATTTTGTATAGTCTGTCATATGTTCTCCTTTTAAAATAAAAAACCCTGGAGTAGTTAGTTCCAGGGTGTATGTTTAAACTCTAAATAATATTACTGTTTAATCATCCCACCCTTCATTGCCGCATTCTAACAGCCATAGATTAGCTGATCCAATCACTTGGTTGCTTGGTAAAGAAATGTGTAAATTGCGATTCATCATAGTAGGTATTATACTAGGTTATTTATGATCTGTCAACCATGAAAAAAGGCACCTAAGTGCCTTTTGTTTGTTCTAATCGAATTAGAATGCGTGACGTAGACCCACTGCATAGGCCACGCTGGCAACACCGGCATTGCCAGTGGCAGATGAACCATACAAAGGAGTCATTGCGGCTTGACCGCTATTGTTGGTTTGTCCAACTAGGGCATACACATTGGTGCGCTTGCTGAGATCGTAACCGGCAACAAGACCCACTGTGGCACTCTTGTTGGCTGTGACATTTTTGTCAGCGGCTGTGGAGTATTCTACACCAACCCAGACAGGAGTTGTCACTTGATACTTGACACCAAAGCTGTTGATCAAGGTGTTGTCACCGTAAACAGTGGAACCATTCAAGCCTGTGTAGTATTGAATGTAACTACGGCTAGCGCTGAACTTGAAACGATTCCAAGTGTAGTTGGCGCCAAGCACAGAACGATTCTGTGCAGGTGCACCACCGGTAGTGCTGTCAATAACATCATATGCAAACACAGCATTGAGACCTGATACCACTCCTGTGCCAGCATAGTTCAAACTGCCACTGCGCATGCCTGCGGTGTTCTGTGTGGTAGTGCTACCCGAACCTGGGCTGGTAAACAGTTTTGCTGTTACACCAGCATAGCTGGGAGTAGTGTATGAAATACCATTGACATACAAGGTTGGTGTTGTGCCACCTGCGGCTGCACCGGCAATGTAGGTGCTGGCATTTTGACCAGTGATGTTGTTGGTTCCATACAACTGGCTAGCATTGGAGAAATAGTTTGCAAAACCCAAGGAATTGATTCCAATTGCGTCGGCGCTGATTGCACTTTCCCAAGTCAGGGCATATTGACGACCCAGTTTCAACTCGCCTGTTTCGGCATTGCTCAACGACAAGTTGGCTTGACGGTTGAATACTTCGCTGGTTGCAGAAGTGGTTTGGGCGGCACCCGATGTGGATGATCCAACAGCACCATTGGACATGTTGAGTTGTGATTCCAACACAAAGTTGGCCTTGTTGCCACTGCCTAGATCTTCGGAACCTTTGACTCCGAAACGACTGGTGCTGGCTGTTTGAGAACTCATACCATTTTGACTTCTAACAGCACTGCTGGAGCTACTGTCAACATAATAACTCTGATCCAAAATGCCATACAGAGTAACACTGCTTTGCGCCTGAGCCAAACCAAACATCGCGGTCAAGCCTAAAGCTAACAAGATTTTTTTCATTTGATTACTTTCCTTAAAAGAGAATGATTTACTGCTGAAAATACTTAGTGGACGGTATTGTGGCCGTGAATTTTTTAAAGGCTCAAAATGCCATCCTGTTAAGTGGTCTGGTTTATTTTAAGCTAGTGAAGAATTCACACACGGCAGGGCCCGCAATTAAGAAGGTCCAGGACTTGGCCGACGTCAACAGAGTGTTGGCGTTGCTAGATTTATTTACCACAAAAAACCCGCCGAGGCGGGTTTTGGTTGTTTCTGTTACGAGGTATTTCCTACCCTAGACAGCCTAGGCTGCCAATGCGAACTGTTCGTCGTTTGCTTTTACGTTATTTGCTTCTACGACCAGGCTTCCCTAGTCCTACGGGTTTCACATTCCCGTGTTGCCTCTTTCAGTAGCTCACCATGTCGAAACCAATAATGCCCCACCTAAATATACCTAATACACTTAGGTGGAGCATCCGGGGGTCGAACCCGGGTCCACAGCGCCTTCCTTACGGAGGGATTACAACAATTCTTTGATTAAACTGCGTTAGCTGTAGCCGATTGCGGTGCTGGGCTAAATGTGTTGCAGGTTGCCACATATGAGTTGGCAGCATCAAGAGTAGAAAAACGAGTAGATTCTGTTTGTGAATCAGTAACCCAAGTGCCGGGTCCACACTGGACTCCGCCATTGATCAATGCAATTTTTGCATTGATCAATGCTGTATTTTCTGCGTCGGTTAACACTCTGCCCCAGGTTACGTCGGCCTGTGCATTTGCTATAAATTGTAAGCTTCCTAATAATGCCATTTTAATTTCCTTTTTCAGTAGTTGACTGAAAAGGTGATCCTTTCCAGCTTGTTTATTACTTATCTCTTTGTAGGAGATTGTTGTGTTCTGCTTGTTATTTATGGTGGGCCGAGAAGGATTTGAACCTTCGACCAAAGGATTATGAGTCCTCTGCTACTAACCACTGAGCTACCGGCCCATATTGTTAGTATAGCATCAAGGCCTATAATTGTCAAGAAACTGTTGTAAATTTCCGTAAAGTGTGACCATAACTGCTTCTTTACTACCAAAAAAACTAATTTTTTTGGGTACGCCTTTGGTTGCATGAACATAATAAGGCATCTGCATTTTGCGGTCCAATTTTAAAATGGTCTGTTGATTAAACAACAAAGGATCATCTATAGGATAATTGTAATATTCCAACTTAAGATCCTGCACAAACACATTAAACCCCAAGGAAGTTAAACGCATGCCGCCAGTTCGTCTAATATTGTGCCACCAACTGGGAATAGCCGATTCTACGCTGATGCGTTGCGGTTCGGGTAAGAGAGCTACTAGCTCTTCGGTGAGTCGACGTTTATCGCGCACATCAAGGGTAGATTCGCTCGCCGGCCTTGAGTAGAACTACTGAAAACTTTTCAGTTTTGAATTGTGCGTTGAGTTTGCGAGCTAGATTTTTGGCATGCCCAGGATTGCTGAAACTTACCTTTTTGTATTTGGGACCGGGATATTGCACCAGAATATTTGAAGTTTTAAGATTGATAGGTTTGTCGTCGTAGAATACTGCCCACACGCCTTCGGAAGCTAGAACCTGTTCGCTCTTGTAGGTAGTCTTGTTGGTGTGCTCGATTAATACGCTGGGTTTTGGACGACTCATATCATTAAACTCCTATATTTTATTTATCTAGAAATATAAGCAGTTTTAGAATGTTCCACCATCCATTTGGACTGTGATAGTTTGGTCTTGGTCGGCTGAGATCGCCTGTTCACGTAGATTATTGAGTTCCAAGAGAAGACGAGTAATGTCGGCATGCATGTCCTCGGCATCTTTTTGACTCATGATAAAGTCTCTGGAACCTCGGGCTCTATTGCCAACCACACGGTCTACAAACTTAGTTAGATGAATGGTCATGAGCTTGGGTCTCGGTCATAAATGGACCTTGGTAAGGATAGCGTTGAAGAACGATCAGTTTGGGAGACAGTACGGTTCGCCACGTGCGACCTTTACGAACATTGTACCACCCAGCAGCAAACCAACTTTTACTTTTGTTGGTCTTGGTGTAGACTGGTAACTGTTGCGGCACGTCCCACATGGGATTGTGAACACGGCCTGCTACTGGATAGCCATGCACCTCATCTAAATTTTTCTTGGCCTTGGCAACTTTAACAGCTGGTTCAAACTCGATGTTTACTGTGCGTGCTGCCATTCGGATAGTTTTGAACTGTGCTACTTGGTTATTGATCTTGACTTGATAACCACCAGCGCAGGCTTCAATGTTGCCAACCTTTTCATTGTCTTTCTGTAAAATCCAAAACTGTTTATCTATTACGGGTTTTGCTACTAAGGTCATTTGAGACTCCTTTTTCTACATGCTTCTTTTACTGCCACAGGATAGTCGGGACTTATCTCTGCAATACTGCAATCATATTTTACTACTATGTGACTGTCGGTTGGCCACAGTAGCCGCAGTAAAACAACAAACACGATTGTAAAAGTGGTTGTGATCCAAAATACGTCTTTAGCCATTTAAGACTCCTTGATAGGTGGCGTTCATCCAGCGACCAAATGAATCAGCTGAGTCACTACACTTGTTGAGTTCATACTTGCCACAAAACTGCATGAACCGTACTCCTACCTGCCCAATATCCTTGTGACTGATCTGTTCACGTATGGCGGCATCCACCACAGCCTTGATATCATCTGGTTGTGCTGTTAGGTCTATCAAGGTCCTGTTGCGTTCGTAATCATCCAACACACGATGTTCTACACCGTCAGGATCGGTCCAGCGTTGTAGCA